TTCTCCAGAGCTTCTTAGCGTCAGGACTTGTCATGGTTATTAGATTGTATAAGTAATGTTTAGGAGTTGGTAGTAGTGGGGTCACGCTTTTCCTCTATTTCTGGCTCTGTTTTTTGATTGGGCTTCGAGTTTGGTACCTCCACCTTTTTTATGGGAGACATCCAACTTATCACCATTGCCATAGGTTCCTCTGCGTCGGTTTTCTTTGTTTAAAGCAGTTCTCTTACTTATTTGAGTTGGGCTGCTATTAAATTTTTTTTGATAAGAATTCTTCTTAGCTCTTGCCTTAGCATGAGATCTATAGTACTTCGTGCTTAGACTTGCCATATAATCTCCGTTGTACAAGGTCTGGGTCGATTTTAGGCATTACGGCTGCCAATTTATCCAATGGGTTGCCTTCATAAGCAACACCGCTGATATCATTTTTAACTAGCCAATCACAGGCTGCTTTTAATTCATGAGCGGAAGCTTCTCCACTCTTTATTCTTTTAAGGAATTCAGTAGTAACGAGCCGATGTAGCTCGTTAAACTGTTCTTCCGTAGCTCTTTTAGCCATTATTTTTTTAGGAATAACTGTTTCTCCAGAAATTCTACTGCTTTATCATCCACGGTGTTATCGGTAGTGGAAACAAGCTTCTTTAAAATATCAACGATTAGTTTTTTAACTGAATCAGAAGTTGCGAATTTGAGTAGGATTGGCTTAATTAGTAGAATCATTTACTTTAGTGGGTTGTTTAGGGCAATTGTACTCTTTAGCTTTCCAAGGAGGTCTAAATCCTTCAACTGGAGTACATTCTTTTTTTAAATACTGCTTAACTGCAGCTTTCTTTTCTTTTTCATACTTAACTATAGGGACAACATCGTTACACATGGTATAAACACGTGTACCTTCAGCTAACATAAACCCTTTACGTTGTAATTCAGCACATCTAAGCATCCGTGTAAGCTCGTAATCAAGCCTCATTTTTTCTTCCTGTCTTGCAGCTATACTTCTGCACCGTGCTAAACCTTCTCGATCTAAAGGGAACATGAAATTTATCTGTCCTCCCCAATTTTCTGCTATTGTGTAGGTTCTCTGGTTCATATTTTCATCAAATGGAACCGTATGATTACCCATATAGAAGGGACTGAAAGTCATTGTAGCCCCATTACAGCTCACTCCAGAACCGTAGTGCTGCCTTGAAGGAGCACCGTTGTTCTGGAATTGAACCGCTTGATTTGTCACATTTCCAGTCGCTGCTGCAACGGGATTTGACACATTATTAGTTTCGTCTTCAGCTTTAACAGGAGCTACTGAGAGAAGACAGACAAGGAAACAGTAGTAGAGTCCGTTTCGATAGTTCTTTCTATTTCTGTTAATTCTATCACCTGACTTGCTGCTCTTGTTACCACCTCTAGTGAGAAGTCTGAACCAGCTGTTGTCATATTGAAGATTGAATCGCTGTCTGCTATCCCTCCAGAGCTTGCTGAGGTGTGGGTTATATTGTCCCCAGACCATTTGTTTAACGCTGCTCCATAGGTTGTAGTGGTGATTTCCTCTGTTATTTCTTGAGTGGTTGTTGTTGTACTGTTCATCGACCCCTGCGTAAAGTTTGGGGTTACAATTTCTGCTCTCGCTACCGTGGGTGATGCCAGTAAGAAGAGTAAAAGCCATTTCTTCATCCTTCTTTTTTCTTAGCCATAGGACAGTTTACTGGACCTTGTTTTTTATTGTTGCCTGTAGTAAGGCCAAAGGTCGCCAATGCTCCAGTAAATACACTAGCAACGAACGTGATATCAGAATTACCTGATTTCTTAACCATAGGTATTTCTACGTAGTTCATCGTAATGATAAATCCAGACCAGACGACAACGCCAAGTCTAACGAATGTACCTAAGATTTGTATCTGATGTTCTTGATCCTCTGCTGCATCTTTCAGCTTACCGAGGAGTCCCTTTTCTTTTTCTTCTGGCGGTTTTCCTTCCATTTATCTACTTTTTTCTGTAGGAACTTTTGGATTTGTTTTTTTAATTTATCAAATAAAGGAGTAGCTAAGGTGGTAGTGGCTACAGCTGCAACAGCTGCATAGGTAGCAGTAGCTACGACTTCTGCACTAGGTAATGGTAAGTCAATCTTAACAACAGGTACTCTAAGAGTAGGTTGTTCAGTCGTTGTTGTTTCCTCTTTTTCTGCTGGTGCTTCCTCTAACTCTACTCCAGCTGGTGCTTTTAAATTACCCGGAGGTATTACAATAGGAGGAAAGACTGGCATATTAGCAGTAGGAGGCTCTAGAATCATATCTTTAAATTCTAGAGCATCTGAAGTTGGTAATTTAGATTTGATAAATGGGATTTCCACGTAATTATGCTATTTGTTTCCAAGAAGTTGTTGATTCATCCCATTCATAAAGTTTTTCACCGTGTGGGTTTTCCATAGATACTGCATCAGAAGGTAGATCAACTGGTGCTTTATACATACAAATAGTTTCATCAAAAATCCAAGAAGCTGGACCTGCTGGATCTTTAGCAGCCCACTCAGTTTTTACTCTGTCTTGTTTAGCTTTCTTTTCAGAATCAGTTAAATCTAACACATGCCAAACTTGTTTTATTTTTCCGTCAATTAATTTATATTCCAATCCGTTATGACCAAAATTCAAAGCAATATCAGCTCCTACTGTTTCATCATACTTTTGATAAACACCTAATTTAGGTTCTACTTGTACAAATTCTAAATATCCAGACATAGGACCGTTAGACCAATCATGATCTGGATAAACCTGTTCTAAATTTCCCTGCATTAGCGGAAATCCAACAGGTGAATTGTTTTCATCTACTTTAATAAAAAGTGTCATAATTAAATATCTGTATCTCTAATATTAGTGGATGGGTAAGCTCTGGTTAAGCCTGATGTTGACCAAATGATACGAACAGCACCTGCATGACCACCGGACCATAAAACAATACCTAAACCATGAGCACCTCCACCGCCGCCCCACCAGCCTCCATAACCACCAATCCTTTTATCAAAGTGAGTACCAGCTTGGCAATGTGGAGTTCCATATCCATCAATAGGAGCCTTGTTTTGTACATAGTTGCCGACGGTTCCACCGCCGCCACCGCCGCCACCTTTAGATTGGTTGCTTCCATCCCTGCAAGCACCGCCGCCGCCTCCAGCTCCAATATGTCTAGTTGCATTCCATAAAGGAGCAAGACCTCCTCCGGCACAACCATCTGGATTCGGGTCTCCACTATATCCGCCGCCTCCGCCGGAACCACTTTCACCTAGGCTTCCACCGGTTGCAGTGCCGGAACCGCCCCAATTACCGGAACCTCCAGCAGTACCCGAACTTCCACCTCCATGTCCTCCTTCACCATTACTAGCTCCTCCATTTCCTCCAGCATATTTACCATCACCTACAGAATTAGCTGCAGATCCACCATTATATCCGCTATCAGAAGCACTTTCACCACCTTTTGCCATTACTGTACTTGTACTACCAAAATATGAATCACCTCCATCTGATTCGGTGTTAGTACCGTTATATTTACCTGAACCTACTACCACAGTATATGAAGTACCCGGAGTAACAGAAATATTGTTTTTATAAGCACAAGCACCTCCACCGCCTCCTGAAGCAGTAGACAATGCACCGCCGCCGCCTCCGCCGCCGCCACCAATGCAAACGACAGAAACACTTGTCACACCGGGAGGACAAAGCCACGAGAAAGTCCCTCCTTGAAATCCACTTATTGAATCATAACCTGCTAAGTAATCTTGTTGTCCATCTGGGGTGATTACAGCCCCTCCAAAAGTTAAACCTGTAAGCCCGCCACCTGCTCCAGTAAGTCCGAGAATGGGGGATTCTTTTTTATGTTTAATAATCTCAGTCATTAGGATGTTTTTGTATGATTTGCAATGACGGTATAGGTATTTGATGCAGTTTTGATAATCGTATAAGCATGGATGTCTACACCAGAACTACCACCGGCAGAAGGAGCAGAGCCACCTGTCCAGTTTTCAGTAACAGCAGCACCATCAATTGTTAATTGTGCTGAAAAACCACTTGCATTAGCCGTTGTAATAACCGTTACCGCTAAACAATCACCAACAGCCATTTTTGAATCTAAGGTTGTTGATCCGTTATATCTAATATTAGGAGTTGAAGTTGTTGATTCTGCTGTAGTAAATAGAAAGACGTTTCCATTTTCTATATCTAAATTTAGATTGTCAGATAACTTACCAGCCGTAACTGTAACTGCTTCTTTTAATTGACCAGTAAAATCAGATTGACCAGTAAAGCTAGAGTCTCCAGCAACAGTTAAACCATCTGTAACTGCTGTTCCTGTAACGTCAACGCCAGTCGCTGTGGTTTCTATTTTTTTATTATTATCGTGGTATAACTCTGTAGCACCGCCAGTATTACCAATAAGTGAAGAATGGGTAGTATCTGCCATTATCTTAACAGCACCATTCCCACGTAACAGTAAGAACGAACCATTATCATAAATATCAGAATCTTGATTAGTACCTAAATATAGTTTCTTACTACCTGTTAAAACTATATTCTCACTAGATGTCCACGCAGCAGTAGAGTTTACCCAGTTCCAAGTCTTATCAGTATCTGATCCAGCATCAACTGTAATACCAGCACCATCAGCCGCTGCGTTATTAGCAGCACCTTTAGCAATCTCAATATTCTTATCAGTTACAGTCATCGTAGAAGAATTGACTGTTGTAGTTGTACCATCTACTTGGAGATTACCTCCAACAGTAACATTACCTGTAGTAGTTACAGCAGCTGTTGTAAGTAAACCAGTACTAGGGTTATAAGTTAAACCAGTATCAGTTTCTGCACCTTGTGATCCTGTCGCTCCATCTACAAATAATGGATAAACAGTTTCATCTGTTGAGTTGTTAGCAGTGACATTAACTTCTGTAATTGTTCCACTAAATCTATTATTAGCCTTGTCCCAAGAAGCATTACTAGAAGCACCAATGAAAACAGTATGAACTCCAATATCTAACTGGTTACTAGCTCCTGAGAAAGTAGCCATTGTATTGGTACCATCTTTAATCTTGAGTGTTCCACCATCTGGAATCCCAAATATCCCTTCTGTTCCATTTGAATAAATAGATAAATCTGTACCAGCACCAAACTTTATTACATCGTCTGTAGCACCGTCAGAGCTATCGCCAAGAAGAATATTCTGAGCATTTACATCTAAGTTGCCGCCTAGTTGAGGTGTGGTGTCGTTTATTAAAGTTGTGTTAATAGCATTAACAGTAGATTCCTTAGCTAATGGTATACCACCAGCTGTACTACCATCATGCACTACAATAGTATCTTTAGTTGTATCTACAGTGACTTCGCCTTCTGCACCAGTGAAGCTACTGTGTTGTGAGGTTGTACCTCTTCTTAATTTTAATAATTTAGCCATGGTTATGAAAGTGTTCCGAAGTCCATTTGTAAGTTGTTTCCACTGACAGTTCCTACTTCAGTGAGATTTCTATCGTTGCAATCTAGATTACCGCCTAATGCTGGTGAAGTGTCTTGTAGTATAGCTGTTAGTCCACTAGTTATCCCGACAAAACTACTACCATTATGATATTTTAATAGATTATTTGTACTGTCATACCATAAATCTCCTTCACTAGGGCTACCGGGTGTAGATGAAGCTATTGTATATTCATTAGCATAACGATTGACATCTGCTATAGATCCAGCGACTGTAGTAATATTAGAAGCATTTGATACAGCTGAATTTATATTAGTAGCGTTGGATACTGCAGAATTAATATTACTTGAATTACCAGCTACAGCATTGATATTAGTTGCATTACCAGCAACAGCATTTATATTAGTTGTGTTACCAGCTACTGATGTAACATTAGAACTGATACCAGCTACCGTTGTTATATTAGCATCAATACCTGCAACAGTATTAATATTAGTTATAGCATTTGCTACTGTATTAATATCGTTACCACTGCCTGTAGTTAAAGATGCAGTTATAAGACCTAAATCTTCTGAGAATAATAACTGCCCAGCTACTGCATTAATATTATTAGAGTTAGAATTAACAGTAGTAATAGCACTTATATTACTATTTGTAGTATTAATAGCAGCTATATTAGTAGCAACAGTATTTATATTTGAAATACTACCAGCAACTGTTGTTACTTCTGTTGCTTTAGGTACTAATCTATGAAATGTATATTTGTTTGAATCAGCATGAGTTTCAACTATCATACCAAATGTTGCAGCATATGTTGTACTATTTGCTGCACCAACTATAGTTACTGTAGAGTTCCCTACAGTTCCATTAGCAATGGTTATTTCTCCAGAACCATTAGAAGTTAAATTCTGAGATAATGCTTGAATACTTATAAGAGTACCAGCACCGTTATTAACGTCAGGGTTAGTGTTAGGGAAAGATGTTTCATTTGCTATTGGTACAAAACCACCAACATCATCAACAAGATCAATAATCCTGTCATTAATAGCTGCAGTTGTAGCAATTGATGTGTCATTATCTGGAAATGTATCACCATCTTTAATGGTATCTCCTGTACTTATATTGAAGTATCTAGCATCTGAAGCTGATGTAGTAAAATATGTTGTATCATTTACTGAATGAGCTGCTTGTTCACTATTAGTAATCTTAGCTGCAGCTGCTAAATCTGTAGCTGTACCTGCATTACCACTTAAATTACCAGTGAATGTAGTTGCAGTAACAGAACTATCAAATGTGACAGCACCTGTTACATCTAAAGTACCGGGTATATCTACATTACTTGTCCATTCAACATCGCTACCATTAGCAGCTGTTTGTATTAACTGTCTAGCAGAACCATCCTGTAAATTACTAACTGGTAGTTCTGTAATTTTTGCAGTAATTCTGTCTTCAATAGCTTTAGTTGTAGCTATTTTAGTATCATCAGTTGTATACCAAGTCTCAGTACTGACAATAGTAGGATCACCTTTCTTCCAAGAGTTTAATATGTCAACATTAGATTCTTGGGTTACATATAGGTTTTGTAATGAGTTGTCGTTTAAATCATTAGAACGTATAGCAGAACCGGGATAGAAAGTAGCTTTAGGTGAATCATAAGCTGTACTTCTATATATCCTAATAGCTACATCAGTACCCGGAGGTGTAGGTGTATTAGCTGTAGTATTATTGACGAATTGGACCGTTGTTGCATTAAGTAATCTGAAGTTTGTTGTGGCGACTCCATCAAGACTTGCCTTGATATCGGAGTCATCTAAATATGGGAATGTGAACGAGTAATCAGTGGTGGAATTGTTACCCGTATAAGTGTTTTCAATTGTTACGGTCATTTTAGAATTCTAATAATTGTATTAGTTCTTGTTTTGTTGTATCTGCTTTTAAAGCTGCTGGAATATTACCTTGTCTTAAAGAATTCTTAACTCTAGTATTCTGTAAACCTATAGCTGAATACTGCTCGAAGTATCTACCCATAGCAGAGCACGCATATTTCATAGCGTTTCTATGTATACGGTTTAACTCCTGATGTACCACCAATTCTTTAAGATTAAAATCCCTTTGTTTTCTAATACCTTTTGCTTTTTTATATTCCTTCATCTTATTCTCCCAATAACCACTAGGATGGTTCATCATACCTTCAATTTGACCAGCTAAGTTCATGTTCTTAGCTATCCAATTATTGATCCATTGCCTTTCTTTAGGAGTTAGTGGTTGTTTACTAATAGGATTAACCTTCATAGTACCTACACTATCCCAACCTGTAGACAATAACCATTGTCTCCAAGGCTCCATGTCACCATTAGATTTAAAGAATGGCATGAAAGCATTAGCTGCTGCAGTAAGTGGTTCTTGGAATCTTATCGGCTTACCTGTGTATATATCGACTTGATCTACTAAATTATTTGGACCTAAGAATTTCCATTTATTAGCCATCAATGATCCCCAATCATTTTCTACATCTTTTAATTGTGGGGCTATAGCATTATTTAAAACACTTCTAACTCCAGATGGAGCAAATGGTATTAAAGAATCAGCTTGGTTAATAATAAATCTATTCCATGCACCTTCATCACCAGAGAACATAGATACTAAAGGCTCGAATCCACTAATAAATGTCTTATTAGATACATTCATACTTATAGAAAATAGTAATTTCTGGAAAGTTTGTTCTGTAATAGAATCATCTACACGGTTAGAGAAGTATACTGCATCTCCAACAAGACCAAGTAATGTATCAAATGGTTCAAATCCTTTATAGCTATGCCATTTACCTGTGATTGGGTTCTTAATAGAATTAGGTTGCCAACCCATAGTCATCATACGTTTCTTTTCACCAGCATCAGCAGGTCCATTACCTGTTAAGTTACCTTCAAGTGCCCATATACCAGCACCTGTAACTACTGCACCACCCATCAATTGACGACCAATGTATTCAGATTTCAAAGTAGCAAAGGCTTCATCAGATACTTCAAGACCATGATCCATCAATACTTCAGCCATTTCTTGACTGTTTCTAGCTGTAAAAACTTTACGAGCTTTAGTTTGTAAAGGTATTAATGAACTACCCGGTGTGAAACTCCAAGTCATATTTAAAGCATTTAGACCTGTTCTAGGGAACATGAATAAAGGTCTAGCAACAGGAAATCGTTCTAGGAATTTATTAAGATCATTAGCAACTGCATTATCTAAGTTGAGTGCTATTTCTTGTGACGCATGTTTAGCTGCTTTATCTGTAAGTAATCCTGTATGATCAAAGGCTTGACTATATAATCGTTTCTGTAGTTTATCGAAAGCTGCTTGACTAAAGCCACCTCCAGTTTCCTTCATTAATATATTATAAGCTTTAGCTCTTGCAGAACCACTAGCCATCATAGAGCTAGTAAAGCCATCAATAGCATACATAGCATTAATACCCCATCTAACAAATGGGTTATTGTTATACCATGCTAAACCTTTGGCTATATTCCACATAGCTGCTTTACCTGTATTACCTTCTTTCTTCCACACCTCAGACATAGCTTCGAGTGCTTCAAAGTTATCCATCTTAGCCTGACGTAAGTCTGCACGACCACGCATCATAGCTTCCTCTGGACGTTGTTTAGCTAAACGCCACTCGTCACCCATTACTTTATAAGCACGTTTTATATTCTCAGATATACCACCATAGGTCCATAGTGCTTTCTTAAGTGTAGCAGTATCACCTGTTGCAGCAGCACCTACGAATACAGAAGCAGGTTTAAATGCAGTTAACATACTGTTACCAGTCATAGCTCGTAGTGGAGCTAGACCAGATAGAATATGATTATAACGTACACCGTTCAAACCTTTAATAATTAAACTAGGTACTTCAGGGTTACCATCATAGAATCCTTTTTTAATAAACCCTATGTTTTCTTCAGCCCATCTATTTAATTTCCAGATTTGATCTACTTCACCATTAGTAGCTTCCATTGCGTAAGCAAGTGGTTTAAGATACTCAGGGTTTTCTTTTGAAATAGTTTCTAGTGTTTGATAGAATTCATCAGACTTAGCTTGTGCTCTTTGTAAACCTTTAGCAAAGTTATCGTTCTGATCTAGGATAAACTTTTTAAGTGCAGATGGGTTGTTACCTAACTCTAACTGTCTGTACTCACCAAACTTACTTGATATGTACTGGTTAGTTCTAACTTCTCTACTAAGTAATCTAAGCTTATCAATCATCATTTCCTGTTGTCTACCAGTCATGGCTACATCGCCAATCATAGACATACCAGTTGCTATATCTGCAATGTCTCCACCAGCTTGGTTAGTTACCATAGCTGAAGCACGCATTACTTTAGGGTTGTATACGTTTTCAAATGCACTAACAAAAGCTTCGTTAACAATTCTCCATTCTGTCTCCCCCATGAAATTCTTCTTTTGATAGAAGTTGTGCTTCATATCATTGATAGCACTTTCCATCTGACTTAACTTAACATCAGGATTAAACACCTGATTATATAGTTTAGTAACAGCTTGGTTTATTTCGTCTGGAGGTATAACTGTACCATCAATCTTAGCACCTACGTTAGCTGCTATATCTTTATCAAATAATGTCCTATAACCTTCAGCTCTTTGTGAAGGTGTAGCATTATTCATCTTCTTAATAAAGCTAGTACTTACTACAGGTCTAGCTCTACCATTAGTGGTACCTATATTATTCTGTATACGCCAGTTATCTATTTTAGCTTTAATAGGGTTAACTTCTAAATCAGTTACAGCTCTACTCTGTGGTCCTAAGGATGGTTCATTAATAAATGGATCATAACCTTTTGCACCTTGAGGATCTCTAACCATTCTAGCTATAGCTTCAGCTCGTTGAGCTTTAGTTCTGCTAGATCTACGTCCTAATACATTAGCAGTAATAGGATCTTCACCTTCAAAACCTAATCTGTGTCTAGCTAAAGCACGCTCAGCAAACTCATCTCCGGGGATAACCTTCAAAGCTTTTGCTAAAGAGAATGCAGATGTAATTAAATCTACACCTACACTAAGGCCAGCTGACTCATAGATATTCTTCTTTCGTATAACGTCTGGACTGTCACCATCTCTCGTAGCCCATGGTATATCCCAACCTAGCCATTCATTTAAAGCTGCAGCTATATTCTCCTGATCTTTAGAATGAGAGGATATAGAAGTTACTGCTGTATCTACACCTGCATGAGCTGCAATACTACCAAGGATACGTGTAGCCTTAGGTATAGCCATAGCAGCTGTAGCAGATTTAAGAGAACCAACTACAACACCACCACCATACATTGTAGGTATGATGATAGAAGCTGCATCTCTAGTTGCTTTATGAGCTGGGTGATTAGATCGTGGAGAGTTTGCATTCCACCAATCACTAACAGGTTTTAGAAATGGAACTAATGCTGCTGCATCAGAGACAAAATCAGCTACACCTAAAGCTGGTGTTGATCCAGCTGCTACAATGTTTTCTAATCCTCTGGACCATTCTGGTCTAGCATCCCAGTCCTCTTGACTAACGTTAGCAGGTTTCTGTAAACCATACTTATCTTGTTGCCTTTCATAACCACCCCATGAGTGATCACCTTCACCACCTTTGACAGCTTTATCAGTTGTAGTAGCAGCTGCTTTTTTTTGATCTTCGTGACCACCCCAAGAATAATCTCCTTCACCTCCTTTAACAGCTTTATCTGTAGTTACAGGAGATGAAGATGCTGGAGCTTCAACAGAACCAGTCTCTTCTACAGGACCACCACCTTCTAATTGCTCTTTCTGTTGTATGTATTTTTGTTGAAGTTGTTGTTCAAACTTCTCCTTATCATTATCAGGTACAGAGTACTGATCTTGTGAGGAATTATATTCAGCCATATGCAAGCTCCATTAAACTTTCTTCATCAGTATTATATTGTTTCATATTTTGAGGCTGTCTAACAACAGAAAAACCATTTTGGCTAGAAGATACTCTACCTTCTTTAGTATTAACTTCATGGTTATAACCACTATATAATAGAGTAGCAGCTACACTTTCTACAGTACACTTATCACCACAAACATATGGTTTCCATTCATCTGGTATGGTAGCCATAACTCCTCTATGCATTTGTTCTAGTTCTGGTGGTAGTTCCCAATCTTCTTCAAGAAGACCAGCTTTCTTCATTGCATCTGCTTGTTCTAACAAAACATCTATTTCAGTTTTCATACGTCCTTTTTTATTAAGTCCTATTTTACTGGTAAGATGCATAAGATCAGCTGGAAATCCATTAAATATACCAACCGAAGCATTGTCAAGAAACTTTTTAAATGCTACTGGTTCTACAAATAGCTTTTCTCTTAATATTTTAGGGTTATCTGCAAGTTCTTGTGTTGTGATTTCACTTAAAGGAACAGCTTGTACCTTACTACCAACTGCAAAGTTTTTGAAATAAGGTGCACGTTGCCCACCTTGAAATTCAACTATCTGATAATTCCTTTTGTAATCATCATTAAAGGCTGCTTCTGCAGCTTGCATTACTTCCTGTGGGTTGAAACCTACACCTGCTTTTTGTGCATAAGTACGGTAGTATTGTTTTATAGCTTGTTGCCCTGAATATATAGCCATAGCAGATGAAGGTACATGTTTACTTTCAACTCCAAAGCCATTCACTAAATCTCTTTCTATCTTCTTCTTAACATAACTCTCCATTGCTGCTATCTGTTTCTCTGTAGCTCTATATGGGCTATTCAATTCAGCTTTCTTAAGATACTTAGCACGATTAATATTTGTTAAATTCGCATTATGTACAGCACTTGGAGTTAACATACCAATAGCTTCTAGATCATCTAACCATGGAGTCCAGACTTTATCATTAGCTTCAGACACATGATCTCTAGTCATTGTCATTAGCATCTTGGACATTTTATTATCTGGACCATGTAACCGATTAGTCTCAGCTATCATCTTAGCAACTTGATCTCTAGTAGGTGGTGTTTTAAATAATAGTTCTCTTAGGTTTTCAGTATCGCTGCTAAGCTGAGCTACTCTAGCAGCCTCTTGAGCTGTATTTCTACTAGCTTGAGCACGTAAAGAATCGGCTGCAGCTTTTTCAAGTTGAATGTATTTATCACGGAAATGATCTTCCCATTTTACTGGGGTGTCTCTACCCTTAGGTGTGAACTCATGCTGGCCTAATTCCACAACAGTAGCCATTCCAATTGTTTCGTTTTTAATTAACGCAAGTAAATGGTTATGACTTGTAGATAATATAGCAGCTCTATTTTCACCATTGTCTCCCCACATAGATGCAAGGAAGTTTACATATTCTGGTATACCTTTTTTAATATATGCAGCATGTGTTGCTCTTTCTCTTTTTTCAAAAGTTTCTTTTCTAACTTGTAAGGATTTTGTATTTACAGCCTCCATCACTTGAGCTTCAGCTGCATCAATACCTTTTTTAATGACTGTAGCTAGATGATGTTTACTAACACCTTTAACAGCATCACTTTTAAGGAATTCACTTTTAATTAAAGAGAGAGCATGTTTAGTTTTTTTAGGATCAAGTGTTGAAAAAGCTTTTGCTAAAGAAACTTTACCATCTGTACCACCAAACTTAGATGGATACTCTGTGTCATGCTTATCTATAAGAAGACTTTGATAGTTTTCACCTAAGTACTGAGCATGGCCTAAAGCTACACCTGTCCTTTGAAACCAATTAAGATCTCTAATTGATTGTATCTGTTCTTCAGTATAACCTCTCTTACGAGCTTCATAAACAGCACCATAGTTTTGCTTATTACTTTCAAGAGAAAGGTCTTCTGCTTTTCTAATGCCCTCAAGTAACTCTTGGGGCATACCTAAATCTGCTACTAATTCTGTACCAAAATCGTTCTGTGCTTTAACAAATTTAGCTGCTTTAGCTGCAGCAAAATCACCGCCAATGCCAAAAGCTTTTTGTAAAGTTTCTTTATTAGCTGTAGCTTCATCACGTTTACCTTCAGCATTTTTCAGCATCTGGTTGTGACGTTTGGTTAGGGCTTCACCCCATCCTTTTCTAAAGTATGAAGCTAGTTTTTCATTAGCATCTTTAGAAGCTTCTCTTAAGTTAGTAGACCGCTCTACAGCTGCTAAATACTTTTGTTGGTTAGCTGATTCAGCTTCAGAATTAGTTTTCCATTGTTGAAGGTACTTCTTACCTTCCTCTAGAATTTTATCAGACGGGTCTTCTCCTTGGATTAGATTCTCGCCTAGTGTGGTTTGCCTAGAATAACCACTATTAAATAAACTCATTTAGTTACCCATCAACGATTTTACCAGCAGCTATACCAGCTCCCTTAGAAGCTACATCCATTATTGCATCTCTGAAACTTGTATTATGTACCGTATTGATTCCTCTAACTGGTAGTGGCTTATCAATTGGCTTGAGTGGTTTCTGGAATACTGTATCAGGTAGCATAAGTGGTAGTTTCTGCTGTGGAGGTGCCTTCGGTTTAGTTTTGAGACTAGACGAAGCTTTAATATCAGCTTGATATTTATCCATATCAATCTTATTGCGATCAGCTTTATGCTGCTCACCAGCACTAATTAAGGATTGTTTTAATTGTACTTGACCTTGCTGTGTACCTGTTTGAAGTTGACTAAACTTAAGTCCTGTACCTTCTTCCGCTAAACCAATCTGTGTCTCAGCGTTAGCTAAGGCATTGGTTATATTAGACATCTGAAGTTGGGATAAGTCTGTCTTATTTTTCAATGCAGCTGCAAGCTTTTGTAAGTCAAGAGAGTATTTAGATTCTGCAACTGATACACTATTATATAAAGCCATCTGAGCGTTACCGTGGTTAGCTAAGATTGCTTGCATAGCTTTTTCTGCAGACCTACCTACTTGACCTAAGTTCTTTTGTTGTCCTTCTTTTGCAATCAATTCTGATCTCATACCTTGAATTTTAAATGCAGCGTCTGCCTTAGTAGCCGCCATACCATCTCTTAATCCAGCTTTATCTAGAGCATCATTGATTAAATCCATTTCTCGATTAATCCCTACTTCTTTGATTTGAAGTTTAGATTGTGTTCGAGCTTCTTTAAGTTGTTCTGTTAATCCTCTGGTTTCTAGAGCAAGCTCTTCTCCACCTTGGTAATACTTAGTTAGAAGTTCTTCATTCTGAAAGCCTATTGAAATTAACTTATCTTGATAAGCTCTTTCCGTATCAGCTATCGTCAGCTCTTCTGCTATATCATTAAAATCTAACTGTTCATAGTAAGACTCCACACTAGCATTGTAGGCTTCTGCTTCTTTGGCATATGAATAGAGACGCATGTTCTCTTTATCTTGCCAAGTATTAAAAGCTAGTTGTTCTTTATAAGCATTCGATGCTTTTTCATTCAGCTCACCTACATACTGTTTATCTAGAGTATGATAATAAGTAGCCCAATCTACTGCCCTCTCGTAAGAGTAAGCTTCGTTGTCTTGCTCAAACTTTAGATTAATTACATTCTGTTGTTCTTGTCGTTCATCTGGTCCAAATAAGGAACCCCCTATTTGAAACGCAGATGAAGCAAGGAAATAAGCAGTTGCTGCGTCCATTACATCCTCCTATAATAACGTGGTGTGTAGTTTCCTTCCCACATCATTGAAGTCAGAGAGACTGGGAATGGTGAGTCACTAAAGACTCTAAGTAAAAAGTTTTCTGTACGTTGATGTACAGGTATAGTATATACTGCTTGATCTATGAATGGAACATCACTAGCTAAGTATTGGTTAGCTTCTTGTACTGGTTGTATATCATACCAGTTATCTTCATAGATTGTTATCTGAACTGGTAAGGTTTTAATAGTCACCTTAGCGTTACCACCACCACCTGATATGGTAATGACCTCCTCTGGTTTATATCCAGATCCTTTTTCAGCTACAGTAACTCCAGTAACTGCACCACCAGACGTAGTTAGATTCAATGTTAAACCTGTACCACTACCACCTGTAGTAGCTACACCAGTAGCGTTTGAATAGCCTGTACCATTACCAGAGGCAATGTTGTGGAATGTCATTGTAGCAGGTGCTGAACCCATAGTTACTTTAATAGGAACTTCAACAGCTGCACTATTAATAGTTACACTACCGGGAGCTTCTATTGTAAAATCAGATGTGTTGGTACCGTCTAGTTTTATTTTAATATCATCTTTATCATCCACTTCGAATGGTAAGGTAAATACTGTAGTACTACCATCACCTTCAAAGTCTTTATACTTACCACGTAAGCCATTAGCACTCATTTTAAAACCAACAGTACTAGATCTACCTACTGATAGTTTCATTCTAGCTATAGTCAGTTTAGATGTATAATCTGATATACCTTTATCTAATTGGAAATATGTTCTAGGTAGTGTTATATCATAATCAAATGTATAACCTACAATAACTTTAGTCTTAACATCATTGGCAGATAAATCTATATTCTCTGCTAAGAAATAAGGACCATTAGTATCTGATCCTCTAGTTGGTGTGATTACCAGACCAGTAGGAATATCAGTAGTAAAGTTAGCTGTAGCATCACCAGCAATAGTGATGATAGGTATAGCTGAGGTTATATCTGTATATGGTATATAGCATTTACTATCGCCTGTTGCAGTATCATATGTAACAGTATGAGTAGCACCAGCATTACCAGCTTTACTATATAAATCCATATAAGGATTGATTTTTATACCATCTGTAGTAGTAATAACCTCATCTTCAGCAGTAGCACTAAGGTTAGCACTCAGTAGAACATATCTAAATGTATTTGTAGCAGTAGTTACTTTAACTATAGTATAGACAACATCAGAATCAACAACAAAATGATGTACATTACCCGGTAGTTTCCAGCTAAACCAAGCCTGTAATACGGTTTGGTTACCTTCATTATGTGTTCTATAGAAATATACAGTATCTAAAGCAGATCCATATAAAGCTATAAATGAATTCTGAGGACTAGCAATTAAACTATCAACTGTTGGTGGTATATACTCATCTACAACTTTACCTAAATTAGTCACCTCTGGTATCTGACCTTCTCCCCTTGGTGTCATACCAAACACTCTAGCATAGGCTGGTGTCTTACTTACAAAGTTAATATTAGTACCCACATCAACAGGGTCTATACTCTTATCCATTGCAAAGTTAGACAACCCACGTATCAGAGCTGTTGTGGGTGATAGGTTACCATCAGCAGAGTACATAATAAACTGCTGGTTCTCTGAGAATAGTATTAAACCAGATGCTACTGGTATAACACCATGTAGAACTGCAGGTCTGATACTAGAACAGTTTAAATCAACAGGGTCTGATGCACTAACTGTCTGAGCTGTAATACTATATAGATTATAGAATTCTCCTGATTGACTTAAGATAACGTTATCTTCAGATAGAAACCCAAGTCTATTATTATAGAAGAAAGATTGTTGTATAGTCTTACCATTAAACGATGGGTGAGCATTAGTTGTATCATCACCTACCAATCTATTAGTCCATGTAATAGGTCTAAAGATAAAGACATCAGTAGCACTATTAACTAATTCATGTGGCATTGTAGAAGCTGTTAAACCCGGAGACATACCATGTCCTAAGGTTTCTTCCCAATAACCTTCACCAGTACCACTACCAGCGTTAGCTACAAACTTAGCATAGTAATCATCTGCACCTGTAGCAGCTGTATTAACTATCTGAACTACTCTATCATGTTTAGATTCTGTAGGTAGATCAGCTATTGTATTAACTGTATCTTGATAGCTAGTTAACTGTTGACCATCAATACCAGCGTCTGTTGTTATTGTAAAGTCAGCAGAAGAATGAGTTAGCTCAAGTGAACCATTTAATTTAGTAACAGTAAGGTTGGAAATACTTTCAGCATTAATTGCAGTTTCCAATCCAGTTAATATTTCTGAAGCTGTAGCGGATGAATCTGAAGTATACAAAGGATCATATACAGTACCACCAACAGTTATATATACTTTATATACTGCACTATTATCAACACCACGTAATCTTATAGTAGCTTGACGTTTAGCATTGAAAGTAGCACCTGTTTGTACACCTACTGTTTTAGTTTTATTAGTAATAATAGATGTATCTTGTACAGTTAGTACATGATAATCATCCTTAACTACACTATTAAGATATGCTTGGGAGCTACTAGGGTAAGTTACTTCTGCTTTATTTTTTGTTTCAGCATTCCAGATATGTATCTTAGCATTGTTAGCTGTAGCATTACCTACAATACAACCTATATATTTCTCATCATTATCACGGTGGATGTAGAACCATTTACCTGTATCTAAATCAGTAGCATCAAAGTCGGAACCATCAGTACCTTTCTCATCACCACCCCCATCTTTAAGAGTGGTTATAAATTTAAGCCCCGGTCTTTTCTGTAGACCAAATGTAGGATCGGGGTAAGCATTAAGAGCTTCA